TCAAATTCAGAAATACATATTATGCCATCGCTAATAGGTTCTGATGACCCCGGATTTAAGATTGTTCTAGGAGCAACACTAATCGCTGCAAGCTTTGCGTCCGGAGGAGCTCTTGCTCCATTGGGATATTTGGGAGCTGGACTTGTAGTTGGTGGATTGGTTGGTGTTTTTATGGGTGGGTCAGGGGTTTTTACTCCCCCTGATAGTCGAGATCCCGATAAGAGAGATGACTTCTTTTTTAGCGGTCCAATAAATAGAACTGAGCAGGGATATCCAGTTCCAGTTGGGTACGGTAGAATGTTTGTCGGATCAACCACAATATCGAGTGGAATTTCTTCTAGTTATTTTACGGCTCCAGAATTATTAGGCGGTAGAGACGGTCCCATCAGGAGACCCCCTGGTTCTAATTTATCAGCGAACGGACGAACACCTCCATGATTGAAATAGCTAATAATATTTGGAGTAATACTGATATAACTGTAACTGACCTTTTATGTGAAGGTGAGATCGAGGGTCTAGTAAACGGTGAAAACTCAATTTATTTTAATGAAACACCTCTTGTAAGTAATGACGGAACAAGAAATTTCGACAAGGTTAATTATACTATAAGAAAAGGCACCGTCTCTCAAGACAAAGGATCTTCATTTGGAACAATACGCAACTTAGTAGATGTCGGAGTTAAACTAGATTACAACAGTTCCGTAGTAAGGACAATTACTGACTCTGACGTTAACGAGTTTGATGTTTCATTAAGTCTGGCCCAATTGCAGTATATTGATCAAGGATCTGGGGATATCCGAGGTAATACAGTAACAGTAAGAGTTGAATACAAACCAAATGGTGGCGCATATACAACTGTTAAAGATATAACACTCACAGGTAAATCATCATCACCACTTTTTGTTTCTCTCAGAGATACTGCTAAATTAACTGGATCAGCGCCTTGGGACATAAGAGTTACACGACTAACTCCTGGACCAACCACACAATATGATGTGAACATCGTTTATTTCGATAGACTTACTGAAATTAAAAATGTTGGGCTGTCTTATCCTTCTACGGCACTTATTAGACTTGCTTGGGATGCAAAAACATTTCAAAGAGACCCTACAAGAATTTACGACTTAAAGCTTTTAAAAATAAAAATACCCGATAACTATAATCCGATCACCGGAGTTTACACTGGATCGTGGGGTGGGAATTTCACTACTGCGTGGTCAAATAATCCTGCATGGGTTTATTACGACCTATTAACTAACGAGAGATATGGCCTTGGAAGTTTTATAACAGCGTCTCACATAGATAAGTGGTCTCTATACACTATTGGAAAATATTGTGACGAGTTAGTTCCAGATGGATTTGGCGGAACAGAGCCAAGGTTTACGATTAACTGTTTGATCAACAACAGAACGGATGCATATAGTTTACTGACTGCGGTGGCATCTGCATTTAGAGCTATGATCTATTGGGGTAGTGGGACATCTGTCGCTACTCAGGATTCCCCATCAGATCCCGTTTATTTATTTACTCCTGCAAATGTTATAGATGGATTGTTTTCTTATAGCTCGCAATCGTTAAGGGCAAGGCACACCGCCGCTCTTGTTAAATGGAACGACCCAAAGGATTTTTGTAAAACTAAATCAGAATATGTAGAAGACCAAGATGCAATAAATAAATATGGATTTAACCAGATTGAATTAAATGCTTTCGGATGCACATCCCGTGGACAAGCCCATCGTATGGGTAAGTGGGCACTATATACTGAACAGTACGAGTCGGAAATTGTCACTTTTAAAACAGGCATTGATGGAATAGTTTCTCGACCTGGGCAAATAATTAAAATAGCCGATCCAGTAAAAGCTGGATATCGTATGGGCGGAAGAGTTAGTTCCGCAACAACTACCTCTATTGTTTTAGACGACGCTCCAGACACAAGTGTAATTGGCGGAACTATATCAATTGTTTTGAGTACCGGAGCTGTTGAAGACCGGACAATTACTGCGATATCGACAAACACAGTAACGGTTCAGCCGGCATTCTCTATTGCACCAACTGCTCAAACAATTTGGGTAATAAAAAATTCATCAATCGAGCCCCAACAATTCAGAGTCATTTCCGTAAAGGAATATGAAAACGCTACTTTTGAAATAAGTGCAGTAAAACATGACCCAAATAAATTTGCAGCTATAGAGCAGAATTTGAAATTTGAAGAAAAGGATTATTCTGACCTAAAGCAATACACTGACCCACCAAAGAACGTAAAAATAACTGAGTCGCTTTATCAGTCTGGAAGCGTTGTTAAGGCTAAGGTTTCAATTTCTTGGGATGCTACCCCTTTCGCAAATTCTTATTTGGTAATGTATAAAAGGGATAATGAGAATATTGTTAAGCTACCCGAAACACAATTCACCGATACTGAGATATTGGATGCGCTTCCTGGAAACTACTCATTCATAATTCAGTCAATTAATTCTTTTGGAAAACTTTCTGGTAAAACAAACGCAGAAAAAGAAATCTTTGGTAAAACAGCTCCTCCAGCAGATGTTACTGGATTTTCACTTATTCCGAATCAAGGAAATGCTTATATTAGTTGGAATCAATCAACAGACCTAGACGTTTTAGTTGGTGGGCAAGTTAGGATTAGATATACCCCTTTGACTACTGGTCAGCAATGGAAGAATACAATCGACATAGTTCCTGCGGTTCCGGGTGCGGCGACCTCAGCAGTGGTCCCCCTACTTGAGGGAACTTACATGGTTAAGTTCGTTGACTCTAGCGGTAATTACTCCGTTAACGCTTCTGAGATTGTTACGATTGATCCACAGATTTACGCGCTAAACGTTGTTGACACCCAAACAGATAGTCCTTCTTTTAATGGCGATAAGTATCAAATGACATTTGACGCTGACGAGACCGCATTGGTTTTGGAATCATTAGAGTTAGTTGATGACATGCCACTGATTGATGATATCGGGAAATGGGATTTCTCTGGAGATATCGCAAGTGAAGGCACATACACTTTTGAAAATATTGTTGACCTTGGGTCTGTTTACCCTGCAACAATCACTGCTAACATAGAAGTTGAAGCATTTAATAACGAGTATATTTGGGATTCAAGAGGAACAGTAATTGATACATGGGCTGATATCGACGGCGCTGAAGTTAACGACGTGAACGCAGAGCTATTTGTCAGAACAACAGAAGATGATCCAAACGCAACGCCAACTTGGACTGTTTGGAAGCGCGTACACCAAGGCTCATACAATGCAAGGGCGTTCCAGTATCAGCTGAGGGCTACTAGCGGTGATCCAACACATAATTTGTGGATCAGACAGCTAGAAGTTACACTTGATATGAAGGACAGAACGGTTAACCTTGGACCACTCAGTAGTGGGACAGGAGCTAGTTATGCAGTTACATATCCAGATCCTTTTTATGCCACTCCTTCAATTTCTGTTACATCTAGTGCAATGGCAACTGGAGATTATTTTACAATTACATCTGAATCTAATACTGGTTTTAATATTGTATTTAAAAATAGTGGTGGAACAATAGTGAATAGAACATTCAGCGTTATAGCCAAAGGTTACGGAAGGAAAGTAGCATGAGCCAACATGATTACGTTTTAGAGAATCAAACAGGATTACTTTTTAGACAGGACCTTAACAATGCGCTAGCGGCAATTGTTAGTAATAACTCAGGGACATCAGAGCCAACATCAACATTCGCATTTCAGTTTTGGGCTGACACCACAAACGATCTCTTGAAAATAAGAAATTCCGCTAACTCCGCATGGGTCACAATTGGAACTTTGAGTGCAGCCAACCTAGCGTTGTTATCATTAGCTGGCGGAACAATGACCGGAGCAATTTTAGCTGCTGTAGGATCTGCGTCAACTCCTAGTGTGGCATTTAGCGGTGACAGCAATACGGGGATGTTTAGAGCTGCATCTGACGAGATTGGGTTTTCCGCCGGTGGAACTGAAGTACTGAGATTAAAATCTGACCCGTCGTTCTTAAATACAGGTGCCTTGCTTCTACCGTCTGGGACACAAGCACAAAGACCTGGAACTCCGTCAAATGGGCATATCAGATACAATTCGGACGCTTCTAAATTTGAAGGATATGCCGGAGGAATTTGGAAAGATGTTGGTGGTGGTGGTGGCGGCGCTGGATTTAAATGGTTAGAAGTAGCTGGTTTAGCTCCTATAATGACAGAAGAAAATAATGAGATGCCATATTTATTCGGATCTGGACAGGCTCAAGAACTGTATGCTTCCATCAAGGTCCCTCAAACATATGCATCTGGAACTCAAATTTTCCTATACGTTAGCGCCTATTCTCCCAGCTCCAGTAATACTATTTTATTGCAAGCTCAATCAACGCTAATTAGAAAAAGCACAGATGCGTTTACATCAACAACAAATCAAAGGACAACAACAAATTCTGCGCTGACAAACACATCAGCGAATATGCTAAGAGAATTTATTTTAGACATAACAAGCTCTACGGGGCAAATTAACTCCGTGTCTGTTTCAGCTGGGGATGTGATTAAGGTTAAACTATATAGAGGAACCGATACGGATACCGCAGACATCAGAGTAATTCCAAATGGAACAGACGTAAAGTTTAGCTAAGGGGAAAATATGAAAAAACTAATTATTGCACTTGGATTAATCACATCAATCGCTCTAGGAGCAGTAACAGAAGTTGATAAATCAACACTAGGTGTTATCAACTACATAAAAAATCCTGCTGCTGAAAATGGAATTTATGGGTGGAACAATTATGCAGACGCAGCTGGAACAACTCCTGTAGATTGTACAGGTGGAAGCCCTAACTCTGCACTAACTGCAAGTCCCAGCTCTCCATTAGCAGGGCAAAAATCTTTTCTATGGACTAAAAACTCAGGTGCATCAAGACAGGGTGAGGGATTTAGTTATGACTTCACAATTGACGCCTCAAAGAAAGCCCAACCGTTAAGTGTTTCGTTTGACATGACTCTAGTATCTGGAACCTATTCTACAGGTGATCAGACTATTTGGATTTATGATGTTACTAACTCAGCGTTAATTCAACCGGACACATACCAAGTTCAAGCTGTAACAGCTGGAACAAACTACAAGCACACTTTAAATTTCCAAGCCGCTTCTAATAGCACATCTTACCGGCTATGTTTTCATAATTCATCTAGCTCAAATACATCAGCATATTCATTAAAATATGACGCGTTCAAGTTGAGTTCAGAAAAAACAGTACAAGGCGTTCCTTCTAGTGATTGGACTTCTTATACTCCTACGATGACAGGGTTAACTATCGGAAACGGTACTTTATCTGGACTTTATCAACGAATTGGCGACAACGCACGTATAAGAATTGTGATGAAATCTGGTACTACTACAAGTTATTCAGGTAACTTCACTTTTAGTTTTCCAACGGGAATTGTGTTGGATACTAATAAAGCTTTAACGACTGGTTACGGAAACTTTGGTACTGCGCTTGCTCAAATAAATGCAAGTGGATTTAAACAGTACAACGGTATTGTAAGCTATAATAACACAACTTCTGTTATCGTTTCTCCTGATGGTGGTGCCTCATCAACTCCATGGGCGTCAAATGTCCCTGCAACATGGGCAGCATCTACAGCAAATCAAACTATTGATTTAGACTTTTTAATCCCCGTTGTCGGTTGGAGTTCAAATGTCGCAATGTCTTCTGACAGTGACACTAGAGTTTTATCACTTGCCTCATCAAGAAGTGGTACTCAGTCAATATCAAACGCGACAATGACAACTGTTATTTTTAACAGCGCGTCTAAAGATTCACATTCAATTTTAAATCAAAGCACGGGAGTTGTAACAATTCCAATAGCAGGGCGTTATACTTTTTCTGGGTATATAGCTTATGCTGCTAACGGAACAGGCGAAAGAGAAGTAGACTATAGAATTGACGGGACTGGTTCTAATACCACAGTGTCACTTCAACTTGGACAGGCTACATATGGAAATTACATACCATATACTTTTGACTTAGATTTAAACGCTGGTCAAACGGTTGAGATTAGAACTTATCAAGATTCTACTGGTTCATTAAATCTTGCATCTGGAAGTACGCTTTACGTTAAACGTGCATCAGGCCCAGCAGTCATCGCAGCGAGTGAAAAAATTTATGCAGCTTATTACGTCAATGCTTCTAGTTCTAATATTTCAATTGCAAATTCAACATCTGAAGTAGTTGATTTTAATGTTAAGGAATACGACTCACATGGGGCGGTTACAACTGGAGCGTCGTGGGTTTTTACTGCTCCAAGACCGGGGCAATATAGAGTAACATCCAGCGTATTATTAACAACTGGTGGAGCCGGAAGAATGTTTATAGACTTTCTTGGTGGTGGTGTCTCTAAAAGAATGAACGAATCAAATGCCTCCCCTGCGGCCGGAGGAGCTTCAGCGAGTGGTTCATATACTTTTAATTTATTAGCAGGGCAGACTATTTCGGTTAGAGTATTTCAAGGTAGCGGTAGCGCTGTAAATATAAACTATTCCCAAACAGATGCTTGGGTAGTTATTGAGAGTTTATAAATGAAAGAGCCTAATTTTCAAGCGACTTTATGGATAATACTTTCACTTTTGCTATTATCAGGATGTGCTGGAAAAGTGGTTGTGAAGAATTGTGAGCATATCGCTAACGATGTTTGGGAGTGTGATAAGTTATGAAAACAGGTTTAAATTCTTTTCAATGGCTCCAGTGGTTAGCCGCTACAATTGTCGCTGCGTTTATTATGGGGGGAACCCTTGTGGTTTTTGCCATTGATAAATTTGAAACTAGAGACCATTCTAATGAAATTAGATCGCAGTTTAAGGACGATCTCACAGAGATAAAAGCAATGCTGACAAAGTTGTCTGATAAGGTAGACAACATAAAAAAATAGAAGGAGATAAATAAATGTTAGAGCTATTACAATCGTTAGTGTCACAGTACCCAATCCTCATGACAATCATATCAGTAGTTGGGGTTCTTAGAATTATTTTCAAACCAATTTTTACAGTTATGCACGCTGTAGCAGACGCTACTCCGAGCCAAACAGATAACCAAGTTGTTGACTCAATTGAGAATCATAAGATCACTAAGGGACTTTTATTTGTTCTTGACTGGATCGCATCTATTAAAATCAAATGATATCAGCGGTTGGAAGTATTCTATCGGCGCTATCAACAATTAAATATCTTGCGGATTTAATCACCAAGATAGTTGAAGGTTGTGTTGTGTGGTATGTCTCAAACGCTAAATCGAAATTAAGACAAGACCTAGCAGATGCGGCGGCATTAAGTGCAAGTGCTGAAACAGATGATGAGTTAGCCGCTGCTTCTGAAAAATGGGCAATCGCTATGAGAAATGCTAGGATAAAAAAATGAGATATTTAATTTTAGCATTACTAGCTCTCAGCTCATGTAGGAAAGACCCACCCCCAAAAATAGACCCATACGTCATGAATGGTTCTGGTGTTGGAATATACAAAAATCCAGATACGCACGAGACTATTAAACTTCTTCCATCACAGATGAAAGGATATGTCTCATTTGAGCCAAAACAATTAGAGGCTTATGTGAATTGGTGCTACAACCCAAATGAATGATTTAGCGATTGCTCTAATAACAGAGGCGCACAGGTGGGTTGGAGTTACTGAAATATCCGGAAACAATTCTGGAGAGTATGTCCAAATGTTTCAAAAAACAGTTGATGGGATAGCATCTAAAGAGCCTTGGTGTATGGCCTTTGCTCAGTTTTGTATTTCCCAGATAGAAAAAAAATATAAAGTAAAATCAAAAATTTTTAAGACAGAACATTGCTTAACTGCATGGAATAAATCACCACACGAGATTAGATCTAACGAGCCGATCATAGGTTCAGTGGCTATATGGCAACATGGCATAACAACAAACGGCCATTGTGGAATAGTTGTTTCGTTGTGCGCTCATGGATTTAGCACGATAGAAGGGAACACGTCATCATCGGACAAGAAAATAGAACGAGAGGGTGATGGGGTTTATTTAAAAAATAGAAGCAATTTTGGCGAAAAAACAATGAACCTAGTTGGATTTCTGTTACCATTTTAATCGCCAATGTAACTCACTGGTAGAGTAGCTCACATGGATAGCTCCGGTGCGCGTGAAGTAGGTTCGATTCCTACCATTGGCGCCATTTTTTAGCTGTAACTTATCAAACTATCGCTCTAATATAGTCATATGGCCGCAGCAAAACTAAATCTAACAATTGAACAAGGTGTTACATTTACTCGGAGTATTACCATTAAATCAAATGGGACCCCTGTAGACATAGCTGGATATACATTCGCAGGATACATCAGAGAAACACACCAAGATCAGAAAAAACTTGCTGAGTTTACTTTTGCAATTCAATCTCCAACATCGAATGGAGTAGTTGTGATGAGTTTAACCGCAACTCAAACATCGGCTATTCCATTCATCTACGGAGATGACGGTGAGATAAAAGATTATGTTTACGATGTTGAGATGACAGTGGGATCTACAGTTTATAGACCACTACAAGGAAAAATAATATTATCTCCAGAGGTAACTAGATGAGCGACTGGTCATTAACGGTATCCGGAGCTGATGAATGGACTGCTACGGTTTCCGGAGAAAATGCTTTCGATGTCACAGTAGAAAATCCAAATAATTTCTCGCTTGAGATTGCAACAACTGGAGCGCAAGGTCCTGAAGGACCAGAAGGACCAGAAGGACCACAAGGCCCAGCTGGACCGCAAGGAAATCCTGGCCCAACTGGAGCAACTGGTTCACAAGGTCCGAAAGGTGACACTGGAGATACTGGCCCACAGGGTTCACAAGGTATTCAAGGACCTCAAGGCATTCAAGGCGCAACAGGTGCAACAGGACCACAAGGACCACAGGGTCCGAAAGGGGATCAAGGACCAGAAGGACCTCAAGGAGTTGCTGGAGCTACTGGCCCACAAGGACCTATCGGTCCGGCTGGATTGCAAGGTCCACAAGGAGATCCAGGACCAAGTGAGCATGGGCTATTAACTGGATTATCCGACGACGATCATACTCAGTATCATAACAACACGAGAGGCGACGTCAGATATTACACCAAGTCACAAGTTGATACTTACCTTTCCGGAAAACAAGACGGTCCATTAACTGGCGATGTAACTACAAGTGGCGCAGCAGCAACCCTTGCAACAACTGGTGTTAGCGCTGGATCATATACAAATGCTTCTATCACTGTAGATGCTAAAGGAAGATTAACCGCCGCAAGCTCTGGTACTGGCGCTTCTCCGGGTGGATCAAATGGGCAAGTTCAATTTAATAATTCTGGATCTTTTGGCGCGGATTCTAATATTTTTTGGGACAATACAAATAAGATGTTGTCTTTGGGATATGGGTCTAGCCCATCAGCAAGACTTCATTCTTTAGGCCAACAAGTCTCAACAAGTGCTCCTACTTCTTTTGCTGGTAATTACAGCATAGAGGTATCTAACACTTTAGGTACTGCAAGTGCCACTGTAACTTACGGCCCTGAAATTTCAGATAACATAGGTTCAATAGGTGCTTCTCAATCCAGTGGAAGTGGTAACTATTTTTCTGATGGTTCAATTTCTATTACTTATAATATTTATGCTGTAAGATTTTTACAAGGAAAGTACTACTACAGAGGGAGTTCAGTTAGCACTTCCTTCACGGACTTAAATAGTTCAACTTCTTGCACAGTTGATTTATCTTGGACTGCAGTTACTAACTGTGACGGGTATATTATTCAAGCTTCCGGTACGGCAGGAACAGGAAATCCTAATTTCACAATATTTATATCGGGTGCAGCGACCTCAGCATGGAATGATGATGGTTCTAACTCTTCAAGTGATGTAATAGATTATTGGGACAGTTATGCTTACCCATATAATTCAGGGGGTACAGCACCAAGTCCTTTAAGCGGTAGCGTATCTCTTTCTAGGACAAATGTCGGTTCGGGAAGCTTTATTTCATCAGGACTTAACTATCAGTATGAAGTTGATAGTGCCATTCAAATCGACGGGGAATGGTTTACCTCTGGTTCTCCTTTATCCAGTTCATCAACATATGACGATAATGATTCTTTAGGTTTTGACTGGTACGTTTCATCATGGACTTACAGCGGAAGTGAAACTGATTTAATCGCTAGACGCTCAAGTGATGGCGGTATGAGTTGGGAATACTTTTTTGTAACTTTAGGCCCAGACTTCACAGATAACGTAATATCTCACGACCCAGTAGCTCAAGCAGCATGGGGAAATACATATGGCGGCCCCCCTGCATCGTTCACGCACTATTATAAACAATATGGTTATAGATTAAGCCCAACAAATTCGACTCCTTTTTATTCATCTTCTTTTAATGGATACAATGTAGTTTGTAATAACGACACTAACGGTTACATTATTACTCATACTTTAACTCACGGTAGTGGTGGGTATTCTAAGATTTTGGGAAGCCACGATTCCCCTTTTGATACTTACAACGCGTCACACATAACATCATCTACTACAGTTTATGAATACTATTACGGAATGTTTACTGATAGTAATACTGTTTCTCCTCAGCATTATGGATTTCAAGGGACAGGACAAACCAAGTATTTTCGTTTGTATGCGCAAAAGTCTAGCCCTATCACATATTACTCATCAAGTTACTTGAGTGGAAGTGTTACACTTCCTAACGATGGAAACTACTATACGGTAAGCGTAAGCTTCACAAAGGGGACAGGTTCAGTAAACACTCGTGTACTTCGTTCAAATGACGGTTCAACATTTTCTGAAGGTTATTTATTTGGTGGTACTTCATTTATCATGGAGACGAGTACTCCTTCATTTTCAAATGGAACTACAGTAACCCCTACCACTGTAGACGGCCCTGCTGGTATTTTTGAGAATACCACAAACAATATTATTGGGTCGATGCAAATAACGGCAAAGACACAAACTGCTTCTACTGGTATTGCAGGGATTCAACTTCATTCGTCAACTGACACAAGACTTGCAGCTTTTTATGCAAATACTTCAGACGGTGTTAGTAATATTTTTAGTTATGGCACTGGATTAAAATTGCATAATAACTCAGCAGGAAATTACGCTGACCTTTTATTAACTAGTGTCTTGTTTAACAAGACATATAACGCAAGCTTTGATTTTAAAGTATTTTCATCAGGGATTAGCTACGGATTTAGATTAATTCCAAGCACTAATCAAATGAGAATGCTTCTTGGGGATATCGCGAACGACTATGGCAACACATTTCAGATTTTAAATCCAAGTAACTCGCAAGCAAGTATCCATTTACGTTCTACAACTACAGGACTTGATTTAATTAATCACATATTAATTGATAACGCTGGAACTAATGTCGCTGGAATTTCACGAACTGGTAGAATGTTTTTAAATCTAACAACGGCTGATAGTGACTCTTACTTAACTATTGGGGGGAGTTCTTCCTCAACTCCGATTAGAATTAAATCTCAAAGCTATACTCCAACCACTAATGGAGATATCTGGCACGATTCCACTTATAGTATGTTTAATTACTTCATGGCTGGAATTAGACATTTTCTTCCAGGGAGATTATTCACTTCAACGTCCAGTGCTACCGTTGCCAACACTACGACTGAGACATCGGTTGTCGGGAGTGGTGTAGGAAGTAACGTGTTACCTAATAACTTTTTAACAGCAGGAAAGTCTTTAAAGATTAGGGCATGGGGAAGACTTTCATCAGTATCAAGTGCAACAATTACAATGAAAGTAAAATTTGGAAGCACTGTGCTTTGTACTACAGCGGCACATACAACCCATAACATCACTAACGACTCGTGGTATCTCGAATCAATGATAACTTGTCGAACAACTGGAAGTAGTGGAACCGTTTGGGCAAATGGTCGTTTCTACGACACTTCTGACTTAATTCATATGGGTAATACTGCAACAATAACTGTAAATACTACAACAACCCAAACCGTAACTGTTTCAGCGCAGTGGAACAATGCAAGCGCAAGTAATACAATTTCATGTGACCAATTCTTAATCGAGGTAATGTAATATGGCATGGTTAAAAAATATTGAAGATGAATCAACTGGAGCAATTATTCCTTATTGGGAAGTGATTGGGGTTTATTATAACCACAGACTACAGCTTTCAACTCTTGAGGTTGGTGGGTGGTTTAGTAAAGAAACTTACGAGAATAACAAAATGCCTTCTATGGTTAGACGTTGGGAGATTCCAAGTGGTCTTCAACCACAACTTGCGAGTGGTGCGGTATCTTTTGTAAGTGGTTATGCAAAGTCTCAACCTGAATTTGAAGGGTATGAAGAGGTAGAATCAGATGAGTAAAGAACAAGCGTTTCAATTGGTGGTTAGTGTTTGTGGTGCATATAAAAACCTTAACATGCAAGAGGCTTTTCAATTAAAAGAGGCTCTTGAGGTGTTAGGTAAAGAGCTTTTTCCTGCAAAAGATGAAGAGAAATAGGTTTATTTAAGTTTAATAACGTGTGACCATATTTGTATGGATAAACACGGATTAGTTTGTCTAGTTAAAGAACTCGCACAAGAACTCGGAAAAACTCCAACTAGAGCAGATTGCGAAAGCAAAGTAAAAGCATATAGGCATATGTTAAAAAAGCACTTCTCAGACAGTCACTCTGAGTTGTTAGATGCTTGCGGTTTAGATAAATCAAGAAAACCAGCAAGTGAAAAACAGATAAGAAAGTATAAAGCGCTTTGTTCTAAAGTTGAAAAAATACACGGATTTTTCAGACATAAAATAGACATCAAAGAGCTATTTGAAAGAGCTGGAAATCCAAAGGTGCTAAAAGTTTCAGTTCAACCTGATACTCATGCAAAATTTGCTGATAAAAAAGCCCTATCTGCTTATATAAAATTTCTAACGTACTACAAACCAGATGTTCATATTATACTCGGCGATTTTGTAGATTGTGAAGGTCTGTCGCATTGGCCTCAAGATGATTTAGAGCCGAGAAGAATTGTTCCTGAAATGAAAGTAGCTAGGGACATACTAGCTAAAATAACGGAATCTACACCGTCGTGTTCTACCCGAATTTATTTAACTGGAAATCATGAGCACTGGATTGAGCAGGCGTTTACTAGAATGCCTGAATTATTTGACGGGCTATCTGAACTTGATATTGAAATAAACTTAAAATCTCTACTGGCTCTTGAAAAATTTGGTTATCAGATATTTCCTTTAAACCACATAGTGAACATTGGATTGGCTAACTTCACACATGGGATATATACCGGAGCCGCACACGCATCAAAACATTTGAACGTGTTCAAGGCTAACATCTATTATGGACATCTTCATGACGGACAAGAGTTTAATGCAACGTCAATGGATGGGCCACTTGAGGCGGCGTCATTAGGATGTTTATGCAGACTTGATGCAAAGTTTTTAAAGGGTAAGCCAAATAATTGGGTCCATTCTCATGGCGTGTTTGAGTTTTTTCCAGATGGAACATACACTTTTACAAAACCAAAAATACTTAACGGTAGATTCTCTTATAACGGAGTAATTTTCGAAGGCTAAATAAATTTGTTTAGTCTAAGAAATTTAAACAGAGGCGCCTCAAGAGCGTAAATGTCCTTGTGCTTTAATTTCAATTTTCTATTCTCCAAACAAAGCGCGTGCAATATCTCGTGAATAAAGGTCTGACAGAGCTCCTCTGGACTTTGATCCACTTTTAAAACTATTTGTCTCTCAGTGGGTCTACATTCCCCAAGCGTGTCTGGACAATCATGGAACTCCTTTACCCATAGAATTTCGTAGCTAATCTTATTTGTTATTCTTATTTTTGGGGGTATTCTCATACTTATATTATGGGGCTCCAATTATTCTCATTCAAAACTAATTTTGATCAAATAACAGCCAGCCTAAAAGACCTTCCAGAAAAACAGGTGGCCTTTGCAATTTCGTTGGCCCTCAATAAAGCGGCTCTAGGGGCAAAGAAGCGATTAGTAACAGAAATGAGTCAAGTATTTGACAAACCAAGCCCATTTATTTTGAACTCGACATTTGTCCTATCTGCAACAAAACGCAGACTAGAGGTCGTAATAGGGCATAAAAAACTGGTGGGTAGAATATCAGCTTCCCCAATTCTACAAGCAGAAATTTTTGGTGGCGACCGTTCGTTTAAAGCAAGTGAGCTCGCACTTAAAAGCAAATGGGTTCCGAGCAATCTTGAGCCAAGAGATGTTCATGGAAATATTTCAGGCGGAACAATCAAAAAAATTCTATCAGGGTTGTCATTAGCGGAACGATATTCTGGATCAACTCAAAACATCTCAGCTGCAAGTAGAAAAAGGCAAATTGCTAGGGGCTCTTACCGTCAATTTGTTGTCATAAAAGAAGGCAATAGAGGAAGACTAAGGCCAGGAGTTTATGAGCGAAAAGGCGCCTATGAAACAACAGTCAATGGTAAAATAAAAAAAGACGGCATTTCAACAAAGAGACTTAAACCAGTTTTGTATTTCATTAATAAAACAAACTATAGGGTCAGATACAAATTCTATGATGTAGTAAATAACTACTTCAAAGAAAATTTCAACGACCACATGAAATATGCTATAGAAACAACTCTAAAAACAGCTAGGTAATTTCTGAGCCAACTCTGAGTAAATTCTCTTACCAGGTGTTGAGGTATGCCTCGCAGTTGACCAGTACGCGCCAAATGGTCTCCCCTGAGCGCCGAGTTTTTTAGCTATAGCCATTGCACAAAGAAACTGGTTCTTCGCATCGAAAATCGTTTTAGTTGGGTCTAGGTCAGATTTGTTTTTATCTAGCTCCCAATTGAAAACCTTGCATTCAGGATATCCGCGTTGATCCTGATAACTCAGCTGAAAATAGCCCTCGCTGACAACTTGTTTTTTTGTGACGTAATCAATTCCAAGATTCTCAGTGTATCTTGATCTTGGATTGAATCCACTCTCAGCCTTCACAATTAAATACCAAAAGAGGCGCCAAGCGTCTTTTGATTGAGACTTTGGACAAACTTGGATTTTCGCCCCTTCTGGCATCGTATCAAATGCATCATCAAGCCAGTTATCAAATTCCGGTGCCCAACCACTAGGTACATGGGAAGGTGTTGGGCTAGGAACCGGAGACGGAACCTGATTGGGATTAACGGTGCAAGAGCTTACTAGAATAATAAATATTAGCCTGTTTAAGTATTGGGTGTTCATTTTCATTGTTAAAATATTCCTTCCAAACATTAATCCATCCACCAAATTTCTTATCAATTACGAAATCGAATAATTTAGTTAAAGGATTTTCTGGTATGCATAAGTTCATTAATCTTTGAGTAAGTATCTCGGAAGTGCGTTTTTTTCCGTGAAACATACATATAATCATTGCTGCGTAAAACCAAGCCTTGTCTAAAATATCAGGAATAAATCCAGCGCAAACTGTTAAATAAAATCGTTGTGATGGCTGTCTCCAATATGAAAATCTCCAACCATTATCTTTGATGTTGTCAAAGTACCAGCCGTTTTCTAAACCGTAAGCGCAAATATCTTGAGCTACCTGTTTAGACAAATAGGCCCAACCAAGATATTCATCCCACGAGTTTGAATCGTCTAGTCTGTCTGGAGCCCTTTTTAAAAGTCCAGGCTTTACTTCAAAAGCAATCCATTCAGGGATCTTTGCCTTTCCGAGTAAAGAAATATAGTAAGCTAAAAACAGAATGGGGTTATCCGAATCGGCGTTGCGATAACGACTCAAACCGCCCCATTCATAGAAATAATCTCTTACCATTATTTCTTGCTAGATTTTTTCTTGCTGGTTTTCTTCTTAGCCATTTTAATTTCCTTTTCTAGTATCTTAAGACACTGCTTGCACGTTACTTTCGAAGTGAGCCTAGTGCAACAACTTTTTTCGTCGCAGCTATATTCCTTGTTACCACATGAATGGTTGTAAAGCTCTTTAATTCCTATAAACAAAAACTGTCTATAGTGAATCACTCAGTCCTCACGTTATAGTCTTCAAAGTCTTTTAAAAACTTTTCCCACACATCAAGAATTAAATCGTTTGGGTCAACTCCAGTAAAATCGGAATGCTTTTTCATCGAGCGAAGAGTATTATAGAAATCTCGATAACACCTCTCAAGCGTTTCAGCATTTTGGATGATTTTCATTTGTTCTAAATCGTCTGGGTCAGATACGTTAAAAACGTATGTGATTCGGGTTTTCATTGTTTAGGCAAAACCTCTACAGCATATACCAACAGGCCAAAACCAAAAAGTATCATAAAAAAACTTAAACTAATAAAAAGACATTGCTTTACCAAAAAAATCATTTCACAACCTCGCGCACATGAATCATACTCTCGCCTAAGTATTCGACAAAAAGAGTAAAATCACCTTCTTTTGCGGCTCTAATAATATTACCATTTTTATCTAAAATAAGTTTAAACTCTCTTAGAGGCTTCTTTGGTTTTAGTTTAACTAAGTTTTCCTTGTAAATACACTCTGGTTCACGATATCCATCGAAATGAATAAGTGCCACATCGTACACATCACTGCAAAAAAGTATTTTACCTTTAATTCCATCAAGTTTATCTTTTACTCTGTCGCCAACTTTAAATTTTGTCATTTCGTCTCCCCTTCGCCTTTGATTTTGGTGAGTGCTTCTTCCACTTTATTTAAAATTCTGTGGTTACTGCAAATAAATTCAGATTCACACGCGCATTCTTGCGCATTCAACGTCACTAGTGCTTCATTTAGAGTTTTAACCAAAATCTTCATTTTTGGTTCAAGTGCTTCGCGTGCATATCTTGCGCCCTCGATAAAAGCAGCTACTCTGACACAAGAATAGTAACTTAAACCTTCTTGTGCATATTTCTTTGCGGCTTCTTGGTCAGTCATTTTCTAATAAATTCCCTAAACATAATTATAGATAAAATGCCAAAAATAGTTAGAAAACCAATCACCCCGCCAACAATGAAGCCAACTAAGTAAGTCATTTTATAAATCCTCCGTAAAGTGAAACACAAAGTATAACATGAATAGTAACCGCGAAAAACATGTAGTGGAATTGAGCAAAATCATTCGGACAATTTACTGATGACCAAACGCTAAGCATTGCTAATAAAATTGGAGAGAATACGATAGCGACCCACATCAAATCTCTACCGACTAAAAACCAGTGGCTCATTTCCCCTCTCCTTCGCCGCGAATTTTGGTGAGGGCACGTTCAGCTCTTTTTCCACAATGCATAAATTCAGCTAGTATGTAGTGCCCCATGATGGGCGAAGGTTTTGTTATTGCTTCAAGAGTATACTTATCAAGAAACGCATCTAATATGCTGCTATCTCTTTCTAGAGCCTCGCACGCAATCAGGAGGGAATCCAATGCCCAATCGTAATCATTCCAATTCTCTTCTTTCCTTGCGCGCTCGATGCGTGATTTTATTTGTTCAATTGTCATCTGTTCAGCTCGTCCACTGCAATAGAATCTTCCCATCCAGTGTATGGTTTTTGCTGCTTATTTATTTTTACAGTTTTAGGTGCCTCAATGTGAAGCTGGAACCTAAATTTAGATTCCCGTTTTATAAAAATTCTAACGTGCTCACCAATGTAAACATTCTGAGAATCAAAAACACTAATCACTAATCTACCAAGCTCACTGCGCTCTAGTGGCATTCATTCTCTCTTTCAGTGCAAGTCTCTTATGATACGGTAGTTTCATACAGTCATTACACATTGACGCCATAAGATTTCTAACGCCACGTAAAAACTCGTGCCCACACATGTCACACTTATGAGTTCTGCACTTAACGCAGATTCCAGTATAAGACAGCGTACACATTTGGTTGCACCTGTCACATCTCATTCGCTCAGGCATCTTTAACTACCTCAGCTTCCTTAATTTTTTTGTTTAATTTATCAACAGCGCTTTCAACAACAACGCCATCTACTGTCGCAATCTCTCTTACTTCTTCTTCCGACGACATCCCCATCAAAATCTCAGGAGCGTAAAGCCGCCCAAAAAACGTCGCAGATCTATACCGGAGCATAACTTCTGGCATTGTTTTCCACTTCGACCCAGCTTTGTCGAACCAACCCTCAGCTTTTGCCATTGCAATACTGACCGAGGGACCTTCTAATTTTTCTTCAGACCCCTTTAATTTCGCCCAAGCAAAACACTCAGTCTTATCTTTATTAAACTGAAATTGAAGCGGCTCGTATCTACCGCAGCTATTAATTGCCGCAATAATATACGTTGAAGACCAACTCGGTTTTCCGTGAATGATATTTAAATTCTGCATAACCATTAATGGGCTTGCGCCAGTTCGTTGACTAAGCTCAAGAGCCACTAAACAATTAGAAATACTATTTCGAAATGCATTTGGGATTAAATCAGATTTACTCAAAGCAGTAGCCATTCTTTGTGCTACTTCAAATCCTGCTGCATTAAACGTCGCTAATTCATTTTTACTCATTGTTTTTTACTCCATCTAGGTAATTCTAAAACTTGGATCTCGTCACTGTAACAAGGCCAAACTTCTGTTTCTAAACATCGCTTGTAAATCGCTAGTAATTCTTCACATCCTTGCTCAAACTCTGTCGTGTCGTTAAACATGTAAAACGCAACTCCATGCGGAGGAGTTTTTTCAACTGCCATAAAAACAAAACCGGATGGATTCTCTCCAGTGAGCGCGCGATAGCCCATCGTGTACCACGCCGCTTGCGTTTGATATCCAAAATTGTAACTGTCTCTACTGAACTGCTCTTTACTGGCATCGTTGCAAGTTTTAAGATCAATAATCATGTTGTCTTTCAAAGCGTCAATACGTGCTTTGCAAAGAATCCCGTTCATTTCCCAGACCATTGTAACTTCCATTTTCGCGCCAGTAAGAAGTCTCTGAGCCGTTGGTGAATCCAATGACTGAGAAGACATTTCTAAAGCTCGAACATAATCGTCGTGTTTGATTGGTTTTTTTCCGGCCTGGAGTGCTGCAAATTGCGCCTCCTTAAACTCTTTACTTCTACCGTCTACATCCGGCATCGGCACATATTCTTCTGGAAACTTTTCTCGTTCTAATATCAATTTATGAACAAGCGTACCAAATTCCATTGCCGCTGTTGGTTCAGAATCTTTTACCAACGCGTGCATTGGGGTTCTCTTTAATTTTTGTAATGTTGATTTGTTTAGTGCTCTTATTTTTAAATATTCGCTGAATGGAACATCAAAATAAATTCCTGGTTTCATCGTCATCATTCTCCTTTGATGTATTGACGATTATCCGATGATCAAATACACGTCAACAACTTATGTTAAACAAAAAACAATGCTCGGTAATAAATTGCATGAGCGAACGAAATAGTAATGGAATGTGTGGAAAACACTATATGCGCTTTAAAAGATATGGCGATGTTGACTATATAACTCCGGAATCGGTAAGGCGTCGTAATAATAGGATATCGCAGTTAAAAAGAGCAAAAAAAATGGAAGGATAAAAATGCTTAGGGACTATCAACAAAAAGTAATCGAATTAGCAAGAAAGGAGTTCTGCTCCGGTAAAAAA